TTCTTTTGTAAATACATTTAAAAAGTTAGAAGATAGTCTTGTTGAATTTGTACAAACTGGTTCTTTAAACTTTAAAAAACTTGCTCAATCTATAATTGCAGATATTACAAGAATATTTATTAGGTCACAAATAATAGCTCCTTTAACAGGAGGACTTAGCAATATATTTGGTGGTAGTAGCCCTACTAGAAATTTGATAGATGCAGGCACAACATTTAGTTCATCTAATCCTATTCAAGGTAATTTCAACCCATTTGATACTGGAGACTTTGTTAAATATGCAAAAGGAGGTGTTTTTGCTAAAAACAAAATTGTTCCTTATGCCATGGGGGGCATAATAGATCGTCCTCAAATTTTTCCATTAGCCAATGGAGCAGCGTTAGCTGGGGAGAGTGGGCCAGAAAGTATCATGCCATTGAAGCGTGGTAGAGATGGAAAACTTGGGGTTATAGCAAATGGAGGAGGAGTTGGTAATATAGTTGTGAATGTAGATGCTTCTGGTAGTGCTGTTGAAGGTGATTCTGCACAATCAGAACAGTTTGGTAGGGCTTTAGCTGCTGCTATACAATCAGAACTTATAGAGCAACAAAGGCCGGGAGGATTATTAACTTAAATGGCTACTTTTCCATCAATAGAACCTAGTTATAGTGTTAAGAAACAACAAAAACCAATTACTAAAGTAGTGCGTTTTGCTGATGGTTATGAGCATCGTTTAATGTTTGGTATTCCAAATCATCAAAATCCTAGACAATATAATTTACGTTGGGAAAACATAACAGAAGACGAAGCTGATACTATTGACTATTTTTTAAATGAACGTGCTTTTGATAAGGCTAGTTTTGATTATGCCCCACCAAGAGAAGCTTTTACAAAAACAGGGACATACACACAAAACGCAACAGTTATTACTATCACTATTACAAATCATAGATTGTTTGCAGGGGATTCTATAATTGTTGATTTTACTTCTGGTTCTTCTGCGGATGCTACTTATATTGTTTCTTCAGTAACTAATGCAAATGTTTTTGTTGTTACCGCAGCTAGTGGAGCAACAACAAGTGGTAATGTATCAATCACCAAGACAGGCTCAAGTAAATTTACTTGTGACTCTTGGACTAAAACAATTAACGTAGCTAACCTTGCAAATATTGACGCTGTTTTTATTGAAAAATTTGAGCCGGCATGAGTACTGATCCTGTATTTAGTGACATTCAAAAGGTAAACCCTTCTGCAATTATTGAGTTGTTTACGTTGACTTTAGATAATACTTTGCATGGAGCAACAACAGTATATAGATTTCATGCAGGGACAAATTTAGATGCAAATGGCAAAATTGTATGGGCTGGTAATGATTATCTTAGATTTCCTGTAGAAGCTACAGGTTTTGCTTATAAGAAAGGACAGCTTCCAAGACCTGTTTTAACAGTATCTAACATGGGTTCTTTAAGTATTTCAGCAATACTTTTAACTGTTAATCAAACAACTCCGGGTAATGATTTGACAGGTGCAAAAGTAGTAAGGATTAGAACAATGGCTAAATTTTTAGATGCAGCAAATTTTTCTGGTGCTACAAATCCTTTTGGCACTCCCGATAATACAGCAGAATTTCCACAAGAAATTTATTATATAGATCGTAAATCAGCAGAGAATAGAGAATTAGTCTCATGGGAACTTGCAGCAGTTTTTGATCTTGCTGGAATTAGGTCTCCAAAACGTCAATGCACTAGATCTTTGTTTCCTTCTATCGGTACTTTTAATCAATGAGTTGGAAAGATGCAGCATTGGTTCATGCGAAAGACCAAGATCCTAAAGAAGCAGTTGGCCTTTTATTGAATGTAAAAGGTAAAGAAAGATATTATCCTTGTCAAAATTTAGCAATTACAAATCATCAAGAATTTATTTTAAATCCAGAAGATTATGTAAAAGCAGATAATTTAGGAGAGATATTAGCTGTTTTTCATAGTCATCCAGTTACACCTCCCACACCTAGTCAAGCTGATCGGATTAGTTGTGAACACAGTAATTTACCTTGGTATATTGTTAATCCAAAAACAGAACAATGGGCAGAATTAAAACCAGAAGGATATGAACCAGAACTTTGCGGAAGACCTTGGGTTTGGGGAGTGACTGATTGCTGGTCATTAGTTAGAGATTGGTATAAACAAGAAAAAAGAATTGAATTGATAGATTATGAAAGATCTATAACTCCAGAACAATTTTTAGAAAATCCATTATTTGAAAAATATGCAGAAGATACAGGATTTAGAGAACTTGGAAATGACGAACCTCCAGAAGTAGGAGATGTGTTATTAATGTCTATAATGCACCCAACTTTAAATCATGTAGCTATTTTTCTTGGGGATATGGTTTTACATCATTTAGCAGATAGACTATCTTGTAAAGAACCATATTCTGAATGGTTATTAAAATGTACTGGTAAGAGGTATCGTTATGCTTCGTAAAGTTAAATTATATGGAGAACTTGCAGAGTTTGTAGGACATAAAGAACTTGATGCTGTTGTAAAGAACGCAGCAGACGCTATTAGATTTTTAATTAGTAATTTTCCAAAGTTAGAAGCACATATGAATACTAGATATTATCAAGTTTTGATTGGAGATTATGATATTGACGAGACTGAAATTCATAATCCAATAGGTAATGAAGATATAAGTATTGTTCCTGTAATTAGTGGTGCTGGTGGAGGACTAGGGAAAACACTTTTAGGAGTTGCTTTAATTGGAGTTGCTATAGCTTCTGGGGGAGCAGGGTTTATGGCTGGAGGAAGTTTTGGTTTTGGGTCTACTCTGACTACTGCTGCTGGAGTAACTAAATTTAGTTTGGCTGCACTTGCAGGGAATATTGGTATTGGGTTAACTCTTATGGGAGTTAGTGAGATGTTATTTCCACAAACAAAACCTGAGATGCCAGAAGATGATCCAAGAATATCATTTAGTTTTTCTGGGGTGCAAAATACATCAAGAGCCGGAACTAGCCATCCGATTGTATATGGAGAAGTTGTAACTGGATCTGTTGTGATTTCGGCTGGTATTGATACGGATCAGGTACAAGCATGACAGATAAAACTATTAGAGGAAGTGGTGGGCCACCTCCTACACCTCCAGCCCCATATCGTGCGCCTGATACCTTAAACAGTAGACAGTTTGCGACTATACAAGACTTGTTATCAGAAGGTGAAATAGAAGGTTTTGCTACAGCATCAAAAGAAGGTAGAACAAAAGGAACAACTGCTTATAATAATGCAGCGTTAAAAGATATATTTTTAAATGAAACTCCAATATTAAAGGCTACTGCTAATTCTGCTAGTCCAGCAGATGCAGACTTTAATTTTCAAAACGTAGGCTTTACTCCTAGATTTGGTACTTCTAATCAAACTGCAATACCGGGAATTGTTAGTAGTGAATCAACAACAGGAGTTGGAGTTACAGTATCGGCTTCTTCGGCTGTTACTAGACAGATAACAAATACAAATGTTGATGCTATCAAAGTTACGATTACATTTCCTCAGTTACAAAAAGCAGAAGATAACGGTGACTTAGTTGGTTCTTCTGTTTCTTTAAAAATACAAGTTCAATATAATTCTGGTGGTTATTCAGACGTTATTTCAGATACAATTACAGGTCGTACTGCTGATGCTTACCAAAAGGAGTATAGGGTAAACGTAACAGGAGCTTTTCCTGTTGATATTAGAGTTGTAAGAGTAACAGCAGATAGTACATCATCTGCACTTGTTGATGCTTTTACTTGGACAAGTTTTGGAGAGATAGTTGATGATGCATCAACTTATGTAAATAGTGCTTATTCTAATTTAAGAATAGATTCAGAACAGTTTAGTTCTATTCCAAAAAGAGCTTTTCGTATTCGTGGAGTTAAGGTAAGGATTCCGGGTGCTGGTGCTAGTAGTTCTGGAACTCCTACTGTTGATTTACAAACAGGCAGAATTGTATATCCAGCTAACTATATATTTAACGGAACAATGGGAGCAGCCCAATGGTGTAGCGATCCAGCGATGATACTTCTTGATTTGTTAACTACCGAAAGGTATGGATTTGGAACACATATAACAGATGCAAATATAGATTTATTTAGTTTTGTTGCTGCTAGTAAATATGCTAACGAATTAGTATCTGATGGTTTTGGAGGACAGGAAGCTAGGTTTAGTTGCAATGTGAATATTCAATCAGCTAAAGAAGCTTTTGAATTGATAAAGGATTTAGCAAGTGTTATGAGATGTATGGCTACATGGTCTGCTGGATCTATAACAATTACTCAAGATAAACCAACAGATTCTAGTTATTTATTTAGCTTGGCAAATATCACTTCAGAAGGTTTTAGTTACTCAGGATCAAGCTTAAAACAAAGACATTCTGTTGTAAGCGTTGGCTATTTAAATATGGATAGCAGAGAAATAGATTTTGAAATTGTTGAAGATACTACTGCACAAAATAAATTAGGTATTGTAAAAAAAGATGTAAAAGCATTTGCGTGTACAAGTCGTGGGCAAGCTCAAAGGTTAGGTAAGGCAATACTATTTAGTGAACAACAGGAATCAGAAGTCATAAGTTTTTCTACCTCAATGGATGCTGGAGCTATAGTTAGACCGGGTTCTGTAATAACTGTCAATGATCCTGTTCGTGGTGGTGATAGAAGATCAGGCAGAGTAGCTGCTGCAACTACAACACAAATAACAGTAGATGATAAGCAAGGTCTAGATACTTTTGGCGGTAGTAATCAAAAGATAAGTGTAATTATGCCTGACGGCTCAGTAGAGACAAAAACCATTACAGGTATATCAGGACTTGTCGTCACTCTTAGTTCTGCATTATCAACTACTCCAAATGTTAATACAATTTGGTTACTAGAAAGTGATACTTTAGTAGGTCAAACTTTTAGGGTCATTACAGTAGAAGAACAAGATGGTATTAATTATTCGATTACAGCACTAACTTATGTTGCTGGTAAATATGCAAACATAGAATCTGGAATCAGTTTGCCAGCAAGAAATATATCATTATTAAATCAACCTAAAAATCCTCCAAGTAATTTACAAGCATCAGAACGCACTATTGTAGTTAACGCTCTTGCAATCACAAAACTTATAGTCTCTTGGGTTTCAGTAACAGGTGTAAACCAATATCTATTGCAATACAGATTTAATAATACAAACTGGGTAAGTGAAATTTTGTTTAGACCTGATTTTGAATTATTGAATACTGAGGCTGGTGTATATGAATTTAAAGTTTTTTCTTATAATGCTGCATTAATTTTATCTTCAACCTCAACAGATCTTACTTTTAATGCACAAGGTAAAACAACACCTCCTAGCAATGTTGCAAATTTATCTATAGAGCCAATTACTAATAAATTAATAAGACTTAGATGGAACAAATCAACTGATGCTGACGTTATTCATGGAGGTAGAGTTTATGTAAGACATAGTAATTTAACTGATGGAAGTGGTACATTCCAAAACTCAGTAGATTTGATAACTGCACTTGCAGGGAACACTACAGACGCAGTAGTGCCAGCTTTAGAAGGCGAATATATTCTAAAATTCCAAGACGATGGAGGTAGATTTAGTTTAGGAGAAAC